CTTGACAGGATCATGCGTGTACGGCTTCCGTCGTACCCGTATGTGAGAGTTAAGGGACTTATGTCGAATCTAAAGGTTCCCGCTCCGGCTCCGACCACTCGCGTGGCCGGGAGGAGGCGGAACCTGGTTCGTCGTCCCCGTTCTCGAATGTTTAAGGAGCACAAACAGCTGTGGAATGCTGTTTGGGCAGCTCTTATCTCTTGTGGTCTCGGAACACGATCGGGTTCTTGGGTCCTTCGTCGTTGGATCGGCCGTTCCTGCGGGAGGAACGGATGGCTTAAAACTGCACAGTCTCTGAAGGAGTTGTGCCACCAGCTTCGCGCTGGTGCCCTTTGTCAGGAGCAGAGAGCCAGGTTTGCGACCAACGACGGAGTCCCGAAGAGGATTCACTTGTGGCTTGAGAGTAGACTTAGTGTCAAGGGTGCACTGGCCTTCAGCCGGCTCGCACGCGCACTTCCATGCGCACCTAAGTCTATTCAAGTGAATGCTTATACCGATCATTTGCGTACCCTCACAACCAGACACGAATCTCCTGCTGCTTCCCTTGAGGAGCTCAAGCAATTCGTGGCGTCGAGGTTGAAGGGGTCGTTCCGAAACTGTACTTCGTTGTCCGTGCCTACATCGTCTTCGGCGACGGTCGAGGTCGGGCGAGGTGGCGGAGGCTTCAATAAAGTTCTTGTTGACAAGAAGAAGGACGCTGAGAACGCGTCTCTTGACTCCTTCTTGGGATTCCTTCGCGGGAATCCGGTAGAACCTGTTGAAGTCTCCGCTCTTGCCCGTGTACTCGAGCGCGCACCCAAGCGTCGCACTCGGCATAATGTCCACCTGGAGCCCAATGTCAGGGAAGCGGAGCTCTCTTTGCGGTACGCGACCGCAAAGGTTCTCAGAGACTCCGTTGGCTCCAGGGTCGTACATCATGCTTCGTGCATCGCAGAATTGGGGATGAAGGCACGTATCATTACTATCCCACCTGCACACACGTTCGCCAGGGGCGATCTCGTAAGACAGATCCTCTGGCCCGCAGTGCTGTCCAGATTCCCAGAGTGTCTTCCGTATGCCCCGCATACGGAAGACGGAATCTTGGACAGGCTGTCCGGGGGTATTGGCGGTAGGCAGATCTTCCTTTCGGCGGATCTGTCTCGCGCGACTGATGGGTTCGGACATGATGCGATCTCTGCTGTCGTCGACGGAATTCAGAAAGCTGGCCTCCCAGGCTTTCTGGTTTCGGAGCTGAGGGAATCCCTCGGCATCGGCAGAGAACCACACTATGTCCGTTACCAACTTTCGCGACTGTCGCAATGCGAACGTGAAGTGTGCGAAAAGAAGTTCTCTTGCGTTGATGGGTTTGTGGAGGTGCCCAAGGTCAGGGGTTCCCTTATGGGAACTCCATGTAGCTTTACGATCTTGAGCCTCATCAACGCGTGGATGAGTGAACAACTCGGACACAGAAGGATCATATGTGGCGATGATCTTTCTGCCGTTACTCATCCGGAGAACATCTCCTACTACGCTAGGCGTGCCGCTAGCGTTGGTAGCGAACTCCATCCAGGAAAGTCTTTCCGATCGCGGATAGGCTTCGTGTTCTGCGAAGCCTACGCATTGCTGTCCAGCAATGGTAAGTCGATCAGGTCTTTTAGACCTCCGTCCTTGAAGGAGTTCGTTCGGGAAGGTAATGGGGTCATGTCTCAACATTCTGTGGATTCCTCTTCTTTCAACCGCCTCGCGCGCGTTGCGCGGACTATCTACGCTAGGCAGCGTAGGGTAGCGGCAAAGAAGGACAGGCCCGCAGAGCTCCCAGCTTGCTTGGGTGGCCTCGGTCATCCCTGTAAGGGACGCCTCGTGGTTTCTCCGCTCGTGCGGAGGCGCCTCTGGGAGCTCTACCTGTGTGAGAATGATGAGCACCAAGGTGCACATGACCCAACGAAGTACATTTCTACTCTTCAAATGTCCGCAATTCCTCTCGACCGGAGGAGTTTGCGAAAGAAAGTGGATCTCGGGCGAGGATGGATAGCTAAGTCCGTCATTGACGAGCCTCAGCCCGGAGACGCTTTCATCACCAATCGTCAAGTTGCCACCTACGTAGCGGTGGGGGCAAACTTGGAGTACCTGACGGATGGTGGACTTTTCAGAAGAGCAAAAGCACAAGAGATTAGAGTTACCAGGTTGAAACTTCCCAAGCCCTGCAGCAATGCGGGGATCTTGTCTACTCGTGTGAGGATCAACACAATCCTCGAGTATGACCGGAGAGCTCGCGACGAGCTCGGGAAGTACCTGGATCCTAAGTTTGGGAACCATATTCGGAGCCGAATAGGTTCCTACCCAGACCGTGAGGCCTGGGGTGGTGTCGCG